TTTTTGTGCCAAATCGTCTTGTTTGGGAGAATTGGCAGAAGTTTATGGGAGAGCGTTGGCCTGATCCAGATAGCTCGATTGATTACACAGTTCCGGAGTGTGAATCTCCGGCTGGCGGTTATGCGGTAGGGTCTTTGCAAGATTATATGGGTCTCCCTACTGCAGGTCAGATTACTGGTTCTAATACGGTTACGCATTGTAATTTTTGGCCTCGTGCGTATAACCTTATTTGGAATGAATGGTTTCGTGATGAGAATTTGCAGGACAGTGTTCCTGTCGATCTGGGCGATGGCCCAGACGATCCTGCGGACTATGTGTTGTTGCGTCGTGGTAAACGACATGATTATTTTACTGCGTGTTTGCCTTGGCCCCAGAAGGGCAATGCAGTGACATTGCCGTTAGGTGGTAGTGCTGCGTTGTCAGCTACTTCAGCTGGAGTGTTTGGTGATGGTAAAGCTTTAGGTCTTACTGATGGAACTAGTAATGCTGGTTTAATGCAAGCTACTTATGGTGCGTTTAAGACTGACGCGTATGGTGTAAACGTTGGTACTAGTTCTTCTAGTTCGAATTTGGCAGCTAATGTGGCTGTTGGTGTTGTCCAGAGTGGTGCTTCTGGTCTTGTTGCAAATTTGACGGGTATTACCGCTGATTTGTCTACAGCTACAGCTGCAACTATTAATCAGTTGCGACAGTCGTTTCAGATTCAAAAACTTTTGGAAAGGGATGCCAGAGGTGGTACTCGTTACACTGAAATTGTTCGTGCGCACTTTGGAGTTGTTAGCCCTGACGCTCGCCTTCAGCGTCCTGAGTATCTTGGTGGTGGCTCTACTCCCGTATCTATTAATCCCATTGCCCAGACTAGCGCCACAGGGCTTGCTGAGGATACTACTCCGCAAGGCAATCTTGCCGCTTTTGGAACGGCTTTGGCTTACGGTCATGGTTTTACGTACTCTAGTACAGAGCACGGTCTTATAGTTGGAATGGTGGCTGTTAGGGCAGACTTGACTTATCAGCAGGGTTTGCAGCGTATGTGGTCACGCTCCACTAGGTATGATTTTTATTTTCCTGCTTTTGCAACGCTTGGCGAGCAAGCGGTGCTTAATAAGGAGATTTATGCGACTGGTACGGCATCGGATGATGACGTATTCGGTTATCAGGAGCGCTGGGCTGAATACCGGTATAAGCCCAGTCAGATTACTGGTTTGTTTAGAAGTACGGCAGCGGGTACATTGGATGCTTGGCATTTGGCCCAAAATTTTGGGACTCTGCCGACACTTAATGATCAGTTCATACAAGATCAGCCGCCAGTTGATCGTATTGTTGCTGTTGGCGAAGCTGCCAACGGGCAACAGTTCCTTTTGGATGCGTTTTTTGATGTTAAGCAGGCACGGCCTATGCCGTTGTATTCAGTGCCTGGGTTGATTGACCATTTCTGATGAGTATTCTCGATGCTGTTAAGGTAGTGGCGGAGCCGTTTAAGGCGGCTTCCGACATTGTGCCTTTTGTTAATAGTGCTTTGTCGTATCTTGGAGGTTCACAGCGAAACGAGGCGCAGATAGAAGCGGCTCGTATTGCTAATGCTGCGTCTGCGGCTGCAGCTCGCGAACAAATGGATTTTCAAGAGCGTATGTCAAATACGTCGTACCAGCGAGCAATTGCTGATATGAAGGCGGCAGGTATTAACCCAATGTTGGCGGCGATGCGTGGCGGCGCATCAACGCCAGGTGGTGCAATGTATACCGCTCAGATGCCTCAGATACAGGATGTGTTTACTCCTGCTGTTCAACAATTTGCTTCTGCGAAGCAGATTGAGAGCAATGTTGAGTTGCAGGGTGCACAGACTACGCAAGTGGCTGCTAATGTCGATAAGATAACGCAAGAGATAAAGAATCTTAAGACTGAAGAGCAACGTGTTGCTAAGGCTACTGAGTTGTTGGTTGAGCAGATTGCGACACAGAAGCAAACTACTCAACAGGTTGCTCAGACTGTTTTTAAGCTTTTGTCTGAGAATAAGTTGCTAGCAGCTGATGTTGCTGCTGTAGAAGCAACCAACGGCTGGGGTCGTATTATTAAGGAATTAGGCCCAGCCAGTGATTTGGTTGTGGAGATGATTAAGCAGTACATTGATGCGAAGCAGATGTTTAATCTTGAAAAGTGGCGGGAGAAATTTCCCGCCCGGAAAGGAAGATGATGTTTATTCGTAATCCGTTTAACTATGATACGAATTTAGCGTCCGAGGAATCGGCGCTTTATTGTACTGATGGTAGTCGCACTCAACAGAATTTTAAGGAAGAGTGCGATATTAACACTATTTTGAAGCGGTTTAATGTTACGGGCCAATTGCCCGTAAGTCCGCTTCAGCCCGAGTATGGGGATTTTTCGGGCGTAACTGATTATCACAGCGCTTTGAACGCTGTGATGGCGGCGCAATATGCGTTTAACGCATTGCCCGCTACGGTGCGGAATCGTTTTGCAAACGATCCAGCAGCGTTTGTGGATTTCTGTTCGGATGAGGCGAACAGGGATGAGTTGCGAGAGATGGGGCTATTGGCCCCTGAGCTCGCTCCTACGGCCGCGGCAGCGGTCGCAGAGTCACCTACCGAGGCCGTTAAGGCCGAGGCTGCACAGTGATTTACTTGATGTAACTGTGCTAGGTGACACCAACTTAACGGAAAGGATAGATCATGAAGCGTATGCGAGTGAATAAATATCGTTCAGCCAGGGCTTTTAAGAAGGGTGTTAGGCGGACCAAGGCCGCTAACCTTCGAGGCAACCCCATGCGTGGTGGTTGGAGGATGTAGTGCCTTGCTATCATCCGCTCAGTGCGTTTAAGACTGCAGCTGGTGAAGTTGTGTTTTATGAGAGCGCCAGGCATGACATCATACGAAACCTCACCCTGCCTTGTGGGCAGTGCGTAGGATGTAGGCTTGAGCGCTCTCGCCAGTGGGCAGTTAGGTGCATGCATGAAGCGAGTTTGTACGAGAGGAATTGTTTTATTACACTTACGTACAACGATGAGAATTTACCGGAGGATGGCTCTTTGCATTACGACCACTTCCAGAAGTTTATGAAACGGCTTCGTAAGGCCGTTGGTGGTCGGGTAAGGTTTTACATGGCTGGTGAGTACGGAGAGCAGCTTGGTAGACCTCATTTTCATGCTTGTCTTTTTAACTACGATTTTGATGATAAGGTTTTTTTTAAGCGTACTGGTAGTGGCTCTTTACTTTATCGGAGTGACAAGCTTGAGTCTTTATGGCCTTTCGGCTATTCTTCGATAGGTGATGTTAATTTTCAAAGCGCAGCGTATGTAGCTAGATACATTATGAAGAAAGTCAATGGTAAGAATCAAGACGAGCACTATGAGCGAGTTAATGAGTTGACTGGAGAGATTACAGTACGTAGGCCTGAGTTTACGAAGATGTCTTTAAAGCCCGGAATTGGGTTTGATTGGTATACTAAGTGGAAGGATGATGTTTACCCTCATGACTATGTAGTGGTAAACGGTAAGAAAGTGAGACCTCCTCGTTTTTATGATAAGAAGTTTAAGGTCGAACACCCAGAGGATTTTGAGGTGATAGAATTCCAACGGGAGAGTAGGGCTCGTCAGAGATATGAGGATAATACCGACGAGCGATTGGCTGTTAAGGAGAAGGTGGCGAAAGCCAGGCTTCGACAATTGAAACGAACTTTAACGTGAGGTTAAGATGAAGATGATTGTTTGTTCTATTAGAGACCGGGCCGCTGAGGCTTACGGTCGGCCTTTTTTTCTGCCCGCTGTTGGCGTAGCCATTCGGTCATTTCAGGATGAAGTGAACCGTAGAGCGGAAGACAATCAGGTGTATCAGCATCCTGATGATTTCGATCTTTTTGAGTTAGGATCATTTGATGATGCTACGGGTAAGTTTGAGTTGCACGAGACCCCTAAGCAGCTGGCGTTAGGCAAGCAGCTGAAGGATAGAGAGTAGTTAGTCGAGGGCCCCAAGAAACGTAAGTCTCTTGGGGCTCAACATTTGGAGGAGCGTTATGCATCGTAATAAGTCAGTAAATGTGCATCAGTTCTCGATGATTCCGAGAGCTGATATTCCGCGTTCTAAGTTTGATAGGCAGAGTGGTTACAAGACCACTTTTGATTCTGGATATCTTGTGCCTGTGTTTGTTGATGAAGTGTTACCAGGCGATACGATTAATTTAAAGATGACAGCGTTTGCTCGTTTGGCAACGCCATTGTTTCCAGTTATGGATAACATGCATCTTGATAGTTTTTTCTTTTTTGTGCCAAATCGTCTTGTTTGGGAGAATTGGCAAAAGTTTATGGGAGAGCGCTGGCCTGATCCAGATAGCTCGATTGATTACACCGTTCCAGAATGTACGTCCCCCGCAGGGGGTTATGCTGTAGGGTCGTTGCAGGATTACATGGGCCTGCCAAC